GTCAGATACATAGTCTACATCGCATATAATAACTGTTCCCGCTGAATCAACAACAGACACAGAAGCTCTTTTATTTAAGTTGTGTGTTACAGTCCAAGACGCACTTGGGGAGTCTTGACTATGCACGTAATTTTTATCCCCACCGAGTTTAGCAATGCTAACATTTATAGAGGACTCTTTTATAGCCAAGGAAGTATTGGTGGTAGATATACCACTAATGCTAGTTGACTGTCCGTTTTTAACCTGTATGTTACTCACTAACGTCTTCGTTTATCTTGAATATTCCATATACCCAGGTTTTCACAACACCTGAATTAGTTGATTGCAGGTCGTAAACATATAAACCACCGCTTACCGCTGCCATAACTGATGCTGAAGCGGTTATTGTTAGCACCCCTAAACCTGTGCCTGTGTATGAAAAAGAGCTATCAGCTATAACGTCTGAAGATGAGGTGTCTGTTTCTTTTACATCCATCTTCCAGGTATACCCAGTTAAATCTATAGCATCTCCAGCGTCATCAGAAAATGTGAATTCTAATTCAAAAGTGTCGCCCTTTCTGCATGTTACGTCTACTCTTGTAGCACTGTCTAAGTTTATTTGTGTAGCCATTTTACAAAGATAGTAATTTACTGGTTATCAAGAAGTTAGTAGGTCTGTAATTGAATTATCGTTTTCCTCTAGTTCTCCGCGTTGACCTTGTCTTTGTGATATCATTTTAGATTGCTCTACCGCTTGTTTTTTAACTCTTTCGTCTTTAGCTTTTTCTTTTTTATCTTCCATACCCTCTCTAAACTGCATATCCTGTTGGCGGATACCCATAGCTAATTCATTTTTAGCTCCTTCAATTTGTCCTTTTAGTTGGTATTCTAGCTGAAGTAATTGAGCCTTAGCCTGAGCATCTGCTTGAATTTCTGAAATTTTAGCCTGAGACTGCATCTGTATTTCCTGCATCTTTCCTTGTGATGATGCTTGGGCAGTAGCCTGATTCATTTGCGCTTGCATCTGAGAGTTTTGTTGCGCCTGTTGCATCTGAGTTCTCATGCGTTTTTTACGTCTAACTATAAGTAGCTGCTCCGCTTGATCCACATCTCTAATCTGTCTAACAGCAATAGCGTCTTCTAGGTCAATTTCTTTCTGAGATAAAGCAATCTGAATATTCTGCTCTAAGTAAGATTTTTCAGACTCATCCATTTCTGTTTGAATCTTAACACCAAAGTTATACATAGGTAAATCTCCAAATGAGGAAAGCACTCTCATGTTTTCTTTTCCTATAGCCTTTACGTAAGTTGAAAACAATACAGACTCCTTGGGTAGTATCTGCAGACATTTTATAACGTCCTCACAAACCTTGCTGTACAAATAGAGAGAAGCATTTGTTATATCGTATATAGCATTATTACCAGCTGATATCGCTTGTTGACGAACACCTACAAGTTGCTCTCCTTTTGGAGATGTTCCATCCATAGCCTCGTTTATACCAGTAGTATCTCTTATAAGACGAAGGTTATGGTTGTATATAGTAATAAGCTCGTTAATGTTGCGAATACTATTATCTAAAGATCTAACTGGAGGATTTTGAAAACCTCCTTCTGGATTTTTGCTTCGGTAATAGAAAACACCTGTTTGTTCGTAAATGTCTTGTATGTCTAAAGGCTGAAGTTCACCACCTTTTCCAAGCTGTATGTTTTCTAACCCTTCAACATCTACTATTAGACCGTCAGGTTTAGCCTTAGCTATAGCTTGTTGAAGCTTTAAGTGCGAGAGCTGTAGCTGGTCTGCAAATCCTATTACAGATCCAACAAGAGACTTAGGCATCATTCTACGTAAATTCGTAGCAACAACAGAATAAGACAGTCTAGCTTTAGTTAAATCGTGTACGTTTTTTGGTATGTTTTTTTTCTGACCATAGCCAAACAAACATCCGCTACCAACAACATAGCTTCCGCCAAAAACAGTCTGAACATTCATTGATCTAGGCTTTCTATCGTATACTGATTCCTTTGGAGCCGTATATTCAAAGCCTTTATAATAGAAGTTAGAATTTCCAAACTTAGACTCTTTTTCTTCAAACATTATATTGTCTGTTGATAAAAACTCAAAGTCCATTATCTCAACAATAAACTCATCGTATCCGTAAGTAGTTCTATCTAAAGTTTCGTCATAATATTTATACGAAAGCTTGTCTGATTTATTTTGATATTTGTTTTTTACTTTCTGCGCTATTTCCTCATACTTTTCTTCTGTGAGTTCATCACGAGCAATACGTTTAAGCTCCGAGATGCTAATTCTCTTGATATGCCCAGCGTAGACGAGGTCACTAAACGTAGGATCTTCGGTGTAGCTATGGAAGAATAATGCTGGATCAATATATTCTTCTGTGATACCATAGTTAGGATCGTTGTTTCTTTTAACAACACCCATTCCACATGAGACTAAATCATTTACTGCTCTACGGTATATGCGTTGATCAAAATCATTCCACTCAAGAGTCATGTTAGTACCAACCTGTGCTGCTATTTCAGCTCCTGTTTTGATATTGGCATCCATGAATATTTCAGCTTCCTCAGTAGTTTCAGGTATAGAATTTACATCTACTTTTGTGTCAACACCAAGACTTTGCATTTGCTGAATAACCTCTTTATTTTTTACTTCAAAAAGTTTTTTAGCTCTTTCATCATCTTTTTCAGACTGAGATAAAGGATCAATAGCCCTTACGTTTGGATACGGTTTTCTTGACAGAATGTTATTTACAACAATCTTCACAAACTTAGGAACAATAGGCACTGGAGACCAGTCAAGGTTTAGCAATGTGCCGTCACCGTTGTTTGGGTCTAATGAGTTTAATATCTGTTTATATATAGAAGTATCTTGGGTTCCGTTCGCGTAGTCGCGATTGGTCTCAAACTCTTTTAACCTCCTACGGAAAAGACTTCGTTCATCATCTGAGTTTCCCCATTGTTTTTCAATAGCTTTAGCATACTGAATACCATAAGGCTCTGATACTTTTTTAGAATAATGAGCAAATGGATCAGGAAAACTCCCGTATTTGCTTTTGTTGTCGTCTTTATTGTACATATAGCGTTTCGCAGAATACTTCCTCGCAAAGATACAAAATTAAAAGACTGGCTATTAACGCCTTAACTCGTCTTTATACCTTCTAAAAAAAGTTTTATCATTAAAATTAGATTCCTTCTTTTTGGTTTTAACTTTCTGCGCACCTAAAAGAGCTAATCCAGAACTAATGGTAAGATCAAACTTAGTACGGTTATCTATTTTATATCCAATCCAATCATCTAAAGTTCTTTCAAAATACATGTTACCTATTTCTCCTGTGTTAGAATTTAATCCTACATGTTCCTCAACATAGGCCTCTATTGCTTGAGCGTGAGACTGTATAACATCTACTGAGTTGGAAGGTATTCCACGTGTCTTTGTGTTTGTAGCAGCGTTTGGAGACTTTAAATGTTCGGGCCTTTTCATGACATATTCTTCATAGCCTCTTGATTCAAAATATCTTACAATACCGTATTTATTATTCTCTATAAGAAGTGGATATCCATAAAACACTGCCGCCATTAAAACGTCTTCGTAAAATATTCTTGCTAGCGGAGGTCTTGAAGCGTACTCAGCAACAAACATATTAGGAGGAGCAGCCATGCTAAATTTATTATAAAGATGACAAGCTCCCTTTGATCCTCTGTTATCGGTAGTAGAATCTAAATCGTAACTATCCACACCTCCAACACCTATATGATCGTTAGCTGGATATTTTTTACTATGTTTAAAAACATACTTGTTCTGCATTTCAGGCTTAGGCATCCATGCTAATCTCCAGCGTCCTTGGGGGTTCGGGGTAAATACAACTTCTTTATCAACTAAACCATCCCTCCATGAAAAATTACCTTGAACAACAGGATTAGGAAAAAGCTCTTGGTTGTATTCTATCTGTTCATATATCTTACCTATATTAAATGTAGACCCTTCAATGCTGTCTCTCATTGCCTCTTCTATAGTAAAGGGAAACTGCCTGGTGAATTCATTTAATTCGCGAGCATCTGTTTTTAAAGCATCTCTTTCATTTTTTAAATATGTCTTAGCGCCTATATCTACGTAGTCTCCATCAATAGTCTTTACAGGTTTTTCCGGGTTCTCAATAACAGGATTTCCATACATATCAAAAAACCCTTCAAGAGCTTCGTATGCCGGAACAAAAAAACGATAAAGCCCAGTTTTGGTTCTGCCGTTAGCATTTCTATCATCCGGGTCTGAATCCCTCCATAGTTCTTTGTATTGGTTACCACCCTTATCCATAGGGTTTACCGTAGAGCCTACAAGAGCTTTTCCTACAATTTTACGACCTACTATAAGACAGGTTTTTTCTATTCTCCATGCCTCGCGTATATCTGTAGGTTTTTCCCATTTACCAGCTTCATCAAGATACATAAGGTGAAGCTTCTCTCCATCATACGCATTATTTGTAGTGTTCTTCCAGTTTATAATAGTGTTAAGAGCTTCACCATTATTAGAGGTTTTATTGTTTTTAGTTATTCTTTTTGAAGGTTCTCTAAAAGCAAGTTCCATACGTGGGTTTGTAGTACCGTCTTGTATAGGCTTAAAGAAAAAAGGATAAGACTTAAACATAGGCACGACCTTTTTCATAAAGATATTTTCCTGTGCGTCTTTACCTGTTTTAGACTGTATTCCTAAAAGTTTGTCTTTTACCTGTGTTCCTTCATCTACAAGTATAGCTGCTGATATATTTGTGTATCCAGAGCGTCTACATTTGGTATACATCTGGCCAATAGAACGAGGATCTGACTCACATGCAGCAAAGTGTATAAAGAGTCTTCTTTGGAATTCTAAATAAGATGCGTAGCCAATATCCATTTTGCTCCACTGGAGCATCATATAGTGTCTCCCTGTAATGTAGATAGGCTCACCGTTATTGTAAAACCAGAGACCGTTACGGCGGCGTTCAAACTCTTTTTCAATATACGGAGAGAATTTTTTTTTGAAGTCTGACTGCATTTCGTACCACTCATCCATAGAGCGAATCCTTTGCATTTCTGCTGGCACAGGAATTCTTTTCCACATTTGCAGAGGTACATCCCTTTCATTAAAGAGTATTTCTTTTTTGCTTGGTTGCTTGGGAAGCTGAATATCAATCCCACCGATTTGGATAACCTCACCACTCGTATCGTGGGGACATATGTTAACAACATAGTTTTCATATCCTTCAACATTTTTAAGACCTGCCATTTAATTTAATTTATAATACTAGGATAGTTATTAATAATCCCAGTAAATGAAGATTTGGCTACTTTGAAAATTTTTCTGCGAATCCTCCGGAGTAGTCTTGCTCTTCTTCAATTCCTCCTGTTTCGTTGATTTCTTTGACCATTTGTTCAAGTCTTTGGTACTCAATGAGGAGTTCTTTTGCATCTGTCGCAGTTTGTTTTATACTCTGTAGTTCTGCTTTTCTTTGCGATCCGGAAAGCTCAGTATCAACAGGCTTCCTGATTTCATCAATCATGTTATTTATAGCAACTTCCATAGAAGTCAGTAGTCTTTTTGATGCTTCTACCGTACTAAATTTACGCTTCTTTGACATACACCAGTTCTTTTGATCTCATTCGGTATACTGTAGCGTTTTTTAAATCCATTTTATATTCTGAATTCTCTGTATAGCCTACTATATCGCCAGTCTTTACTCCAATCCATTCTGAATCTTTATGTATTGCAAATAGTATCCCCTCTAATTCAGGTTTTTCTTTTATACTGAGTATAATTCCAGAAGAACTCTTTTCTTCTTTTGGCTCAACAGGTGGCAATACAAAACACCAGTCACCTAGCATAGTTATATCACCATCTTCATCTTCAATAGCAACAGCGTGGTTTCCGTATCCTCCATCAGCTTCATACTGCACTAAGTAAAGATTTTCCCCGATATCATATCGTTGCTCTATTACTACGTGATGATGAAAATACATTGTAGACCCTATACAGTCTTCATCAAATCCTTTAGGTACGGAGATTATTTCTCCAGAGTTTACCCTGTATTCAAACTCATTGTACTTGCTTATGATCTCAATCTTTCCTCCGTTAAATTTAATTTCGTCTTGAAATTTTTTAGGGATATGTACTATAAAATGATTTATCGGCTTCATCTATTCAAACTTTAAATCATATTCAAGAATACAAGGCATATCATCTATAGCTTTCCATAGCATCGTGCCTTCTTCGTTTTCTATATACACTAAATACCTTTTCTTATTATACTTGTATAAATAAGCTTCGTCTTCAGTAATTGCAACTACTTTACCTGCACCAGCGCGCATACCAGTGTAGTACGCCATAGCATCTTTAGGGTCTCGCCCTATAATAATTTTTCTAATCATTTTAATTTAATTATGTAAAGAAAAAGCGATTTAGTTAACGCTATTATCTCCGTTTGATAAGTTAATCCAATAATTTATACTTGAAGAGTCAAGCGAATCTTCGTTTGCGTCCATTCTATACGCTTCAACACAGTAGGAAAGCAAATCATCTAGTTCGTCCTCATCTGTTACAGAGAATGAAGATAAAAGATTCATGTCAGCTCTTTCGCCTCCGTACTCATCAGTGTATCTACTGTCCATATCTAAAAAGCCTACAGCAATGCAAGACAAGAATTCGTCAGAAAGCCCGTATTTTTCTACTATATCGTTTATAGATATAACGACTTCCTGTATTTCGCGTATGCATTTTTTTTGATTTTCGTTCATTAGTCTAATTTAATTATAGTAAATGTACTTTGAGTATTTAGTGAAGCTCCGCCAGAACTGTTCTTACCTATTTCGTAATATATATCTTCATCAACGGCACAATGTGTGAATAAACTAAAGCCTATAGCCATGTTTCCAATTGCTACGTTAGATCTTTCTATAGTTTGAATAACTGAAGCAGAGCCTCCTGATAGCTTACGGTAAGCGCGAATAGTGATATCTGTATTTGCGTTAGATATTTCTAGCATGAAGTTAAATTCAATTTTAATAGCTCCTTCACGCTCTATGGTTATTGCTCCTGTTGTAGTTGAAGAAGCTTGTAAATGTGTGTTACTACTGTCGTTAAATAAATATGACGATGTATTTGAATTGTTGTTTACAGCGCCTTGTGCTGGAACAGCAGGTGTATCTGTAAGAATGTAAGCTGCCGAAGGCCTCAGTACAAACATTGGATTTGCAAATAATTGAGTTGCTTGCGCCGAAAACGCGCTAGCATCCAACTCCCTTTTTACTACGTTGTTTGATCCGTCAACAAGTAATGCTGAAAGCTCTGCGTTATCTGTAGTAGGTGATGCTGAAAAGCTTAAGGTATCCACCTGAACCTCAGTAGTAGATAATTTTAAAGCCGTGTCTACACCCGCTCCGTCTTCTATTGTTTTTAAAGACGATGAAGCACCGCTTGTTTCTAATTTTAATAGGGACGAATAAGTGTCCTTGACCTTATTTCCTGAAAGAGTAGCCATTTGAGTATATTTGTATTATACTACAAATTTAATAAAAATGGCGAAGCGAACAAGAAAGGGTATGTTCCGTGAATTTAAGATGCGAAAGCAGGAAGACCTTGGAAGATCTTACAATAAATATCACAAGCTAGTAGTAAGAGATATCATAGAGTCAACAGATATTACGGAAGCCTACTTAAACTTCTTACTGTTTTTTTACGACTACGAATTCTTTACCATAGACCATTCTTCAAAGGCTTACTTTTATAGTAAACTAAAGATTGCACGTAGAATAATATACCCACTTCAAACGTTAGGGTATATATATAAGTACTACGACAAGCTGTCCCCTACTAGCTATGAGGAGTCTATATTTGACGAAAGCAAGATGAGGTATAGAGTTAGATACTCTTTATCACAGAGAGGCCGTCTCCTTGTTCAGAAGTACTACAGAAAGCTAGAGGGTGAGGAACAGATTAATGTGCCTTCTTGATTCTAAACTTAGCATCTAGTGTAGCGTTTGTGTGTGGTACAAACTTACCCTCTTGAGCCATTAAGAAGTACCTGCCCTTTTCTTTCATCCAGTGGAATCCATTAGGGGCCTTTACTATTTCGTGTGTCTTAGATTTCTTGGCCTTCATTACTTCTTAGCTTTTTTCTTTTTAGCTATAGCACGTAGCATAGCGAAATCAGCTTTGGTGATCTTTCCATCTTTATTAAAGTCTAAAGCTTTTTTTCCTTTCATCTTACCACCCTTCTTATATTCAATCATACCGCCTTTGCCGTACTCTTTCTTTTTCATTGCCTTCATTACTTCTTTTTTTTAGGTTTGTCTTTACTTCTATTTCTTTTTGCTGTCATAAAACTCTTAGTCTTATGGTCATAATCTTGTCCATCTCCATTGCCATAACGACCAGCCTTACGCCTCATCTTATTTAAGAATGAACGGTACTTACGTTTACCAGGCTTCTTGTTCTCCTTGCGTTGCCATCTTCTTCTCTTCTCAGCAGCTTCAGGGTTTTCTTTATAATACTCTGATGTAGACTTTTTAGCTTTCATTAGATTGTCCTATAAGATGTTTTACCGTTCACACGTACAGCCTTTAGAATCTGTCCCCTATTCTTCCCTTCTTTTTTATAAGACACGTGTACCCAGTCTGGATTACTATCCGTGCCGAACTCCCAGATGCATTGATCAAAGTCAAGTCTGTCTGTTATATAGTTGAAGATGTCTGCATTTGTAATAACACCGTATACATCAGCATCCAAGTCAAAGGCTTCACCCTTGCTATGCTGCGATGTTTTACTTCCTCCTATAGCCTCATTGAGTGCTTCAGATCTGTAGCCAGAGCTAATGAATATGGGACACATGAACTCCTCTCTAACAGGCTGGAATATATTCTCCGATAATGCCTTAAGGTTCTCCAGGTGTTCTACACTAGGTTCGTTTGCAATTCCCCGCCTCTTCGCAGTGGCAGATTTCGTCACTTCCGCAAGAGAAAGGTTCTTGGATAGATTCATAATTGTAATCGCTTAAGTAATAGAATGTTACAAAAGCAAAGATAACAAATAAGAAGAGACAGATTAAGACGAGCATAGGGTTAAAGCTTTACTTTAAGTGTATAAAAAAAAGTGTACAGCAGCCCCTCATACAGCTACTTGCTCTTTCCTTTATTCTTTCAGGGAAAATCCTCGCATCCAAAGTGCTATAGATTTTCAGAAGAGAAGTGTGGGGGAATCTTCACCCAACCACTCAATCTCAAATACTGAGCTTCAGGGCAAAGTTACAGCTTAAAAATGACATTGTCAAGTGTTAAAGCATCACTTTAAGTATCATTCTTTAAGGCTTTGTTTTACAGGGTGTTAGTTAATTTTTGTGAGAAATGTTTAGTATTGGGATAATATATATATAGGGCCATAATCGTCAGAAAACCGAAACGCTTATCAAAACCCTACCCCCTTGATTTCCAACGAGTTACGACGAATGTTTCAGCCTTTTACCCATTCAGACTAGCTAGACTACCCTTCATATATATATATAACATAATCTTCATCCGTTGTGTTAGACAAGTTCAGACTAGGAACAATCAACACCTACCCATTTACCATTTGCGCCAATAGCCATCATTGGGCAGACTCTCAGACTCCCCACTAATACTAGCCTTGACAACAAGTGTTAGGATTATTCAAAGTATTTTCTAAATATTTGACCATCGGAAACGATACGTTCTTTACATACTTCAATTACGACAAACGCAATAACCGAATGCATTCAATGCAGAAGTGGGTGTAAGCAAGTCATGATTGAATGGAAGGTAGTGATATGTTGTGGGTATTCTCACAGACTCTGAGTCGGCTATGATGTTGGTGCGAAAGCAAGTCATGATAGTCTGTTAAGGATTCAGAACAAGTCTGTAAGGTCAAACGATTGGTAACTACCGAAACAAGTCTAGGTAAAGTATAAAGACTACCACATAGACTGACTGCCCTATCAAGGTTAACTGATGATGGATTGAGATGGACAAGCAGTATAAACAAGCAGACTAGCATTGCCGATGAGCACTGATGTGATGATGTCTGATTATCCGAAATTGAAAGAACTATTATGGGGATGGGCATCTGAGTCTGTCCCCATTATTACTACAATCTTAATCTTAAAATGAAATGAGAATGACAAATGCAGAGAAATTGATTGCCAAGTTAGATGTACAAGGAGTTAACGAAAGAAACGAAATCGTAGCCAAGGTTATTGGAGTAGATGCTGAGTTCATCGTTAAGCAGAAGTTAATAATGAAGAGTGGAGAGGCAGTCTGTGAGACAACCCTAGTGCTAAATGGTAGAAGTGTATACTACGCTAGAGAAACCAACCCTACTACATTCGGCAAGGCCCAATACGAGTTCAGTAAGCTAGGGATGAAAGCAACATCAATAGATAGGAACAAATATGCGGCGATGATGGATGAAGTTATAGATATCCTAGGATGGATGGAAGACTCAGAGTAATAACAATGGGTGCAGACTTCGGTCTGCTCCTCAATCTTAGTCACTAACAAACAAGCCCGGATGACTAAACGGCAATACCAATATGAAGAAGTCTGTTGTAACCCTAGTGAACGAAGTAAACGAATTATGTGCATTCGTAAAGGACAAAGGTATGCACGTTGTATGCTATGATGGCGGCACATATCCGATGGTTGTAGACGTTGAGTCTGTTGAGATAAAGAGTCAGTTCATCTACATCAAGGAGAATAAGTCTAGCTATGGCTATGGCTTTGAAAAGAGATACAATGCAAACAAGCTAGATGAGTATGCTATAGGAGGCATGACTGAGTTAATGTACCATCTCAGACTGATAAGAAAAGAGTACAAGAAAGCATTCAAGTACTACACTAACAATGTAGCGTAATCAATCACAATCATCATTTTTAATTATAAACAATAAAATAGAATAGTTATGGCACGTTTTACGAGCAATCAATGGGCAATCGCAGAAGTATTAACCAACACAGAAGTACTAGGTGTTTCAGACAACACGCAGAGTTTGTTTCTAGACTTCGGTCTGCGTACTGAAAGCGGTAAACTATCGCTCAAACAAGCAATTTATAAACTGAACAAAGAAGATGCTCACGACAACATGAGAAGACTAGTGAGTCTGAAGGATGGCGTAGTGCATGTGTTCTGCCATGATACTGACATTGGCAAAGGTCAATCGGAGTATTTCATTGATGAGTTAACGCATGGTCTACTATACGATGAAGTAGTATCAGCGTTTGGTGAGGAAAAAGTAGCAATAACAAAAACTAAGAAAGAAGTGAAAGAAGTAAAGGGAGAAAAGACTGCAGAGCAGTTAATGATGGAGGCCATGCAGTTAATGACCAAAGGCGCTAAAGGTGAAGTAGACATTGAGTCTGTAACTGCCATCGTCAAGGAAGAGATACGTATAGCTAGTATACCAAAGGTGCATAGAATTGAAGTAAAGCTACCCAAGGAAGAGGAAGTAAAGAAGCTAGGTATGCAGCACTACCTATTCAAGGATGTGCTTGAGTCTGTAGCTGATGATAGCTATGTACTGCTCAAAGGTGATGCCGGTAGTGGTAAGACTTACGGAGCAGTTCAAGTGGCTAAGGCACTAGGGCTAGACTATAGAATATTCTCATTCACTAATGAGATCAGCCTTGGGCGATGCATTGGATACATGGATGCCATGGGCAAATATGTTAAGACTGCTATTCGTGAGATGTACGAGGATGGAGGGCTACTTATCCTAGATGAGTTTGATGCTATGAATCCCAATGTAGCAGTTAGTCTGAACAACATGCTGAGTGGTGACGAGTATACTTTCCCGGACAAGGTGGTCTCCAAGCATACAGACTTCAAGGTGATAGCATGTACCAACACATTCGGTAATGGTGCAGACAAAGACTACTCATCACGCAACAAGCTAGACAAGGCTACACTAGATAGATTTGATGAGAAGTTTGAGTGGGGATATGACGAGGAATTGGAGATTGCAATCTTTGGCAACACCGATGCTACTAAAGCAGTACTAGCGATACGCAAGAATGCTAAGAATCTAGGTATCACGATTACACCTAGACGTACCAAGGCAGTCAACAAGATGGTCATCAGAGGAGTGAAACTTAAGGTGGCCGTTGAACGCGCTATTCTTAATGAATACAAGTCTGACCAACAACGCGCCATGACTGAGGGCGTTAAGTTATCGTAATCACTAAACATTAAATATAGAGACATGATAAAGCGAGTAGTAGAAAATAAAAGAAAAGAGAAGAAGAAAGCGCACCTAGTGGCGATGAACTTCGGTGAATTCTGCGATGTGATGGATACCTACAATCCTAGCACGAACAAATCTTCTAATAAGAAATTTGAAAAGCAGTTCCATGGTGATATGGAGTTTGGCGAAAACCTTAACGCCTCTAAGAAGTTACTATGGAAAGGTTACGAACCTAAACAAATGAAAACTGCATTCGCAGGGTTTGAGACCGAGTTCAAGGCAAAGCAAGACGTTATATCCATGGACATTGAGGGCCATGACTTTGATGTGGCGGCCATCATGAGTGGCGATGAAGACCAATGGTTTAAAAATAAGCCATCGGGTACTGCTCCAAGCATACATGTTGTCTACGATGGTGATGCGCCATGGGATACGAAACCTATGAACTTCTACATTCAGTCTGCAGTGATTAACAAGTTAGCAGAACTGCTAGAAAAGGAGAGTAGAATCAAGGTATCTGCATCTTATCAAATGAGTGGAGCAATAGCGGATGACGATGTGAGCAGTGATTTAGCACTATTCCTATCTGTCAAAGACTACGATGAACCAAGCAATGCAAAAAGACTTGGGGGGGTATCGCATCCAAGTTTCTTCAGAAGAAACATCTTTGCTATGATAGAGAATCCTAATGGTGAGTTCTACTCTAGCGCAAAGTCTAAGGCGCAATATGGATACGGCCATAATGCCGGAGACCTAGTGGAGGAGTCTGTAATGTCTGAGACATTCGGTGCAGACTATACCCTGCGGATACCATGTCCAAACACGTATCACTTTAAGAATGTACCTAATGCAGTGGAGTATTGCAAGGATATTCTAAGCAAGGTGCAGACTGACCTAAGTAAACTTAAATAACAAATAGTGAGGGGGGCTTTTGCCTCTCTCACAATCATCAATCTTGACCTTAACTAATAAGTCTGCGCTTTGGTCAAGCGTAGCATTACTAACTATGAGAAAGCTAGATAGTTTCTCGGCATTTTATTTAATGTCAACGATTAAATTGTTCTTAATTCTAAACATCCCAACACTTTGTCTGCTCTGTCTGTACACTATGTTTACGGGTTTTCTTGAGGAAAAAGTTCTGGGATTTGAGATGAGTATCAGTTCAGTAGGCGCTATGTTCGCAATGCTTGTGGTAGTGTCTTACGGAGGTTTTCTTTTCTTCTTCAGTGAGGTTAAGGTAATCAGAATGGAGTATCAATCATTAAAAGATTATTACAATGAGTAAGATAAAGACAACGTGGATAAGAGAAGAAGAGGAGTCTGTTGAAGTTCAGTATGCTGACAAGAAGTTTATCGCATCGGTAGGTTTCATAGTGAGTAAGACATCACGCAAATGGGAGACAGACTACAAAGAGTTCAACAACGCCAAGCACCTTGACAATTACATATCTGTAATGGAGGGAAAGGGCTACAAGGTGGATGAAGTTTGGATAAGAGATTAGGATTAGTAATTAATTTGAATTACTTTTGAATATAACTATAAAAAACAAGTAGACATGGTAAACGAGAAAATGAAATGGGAGATGGAGACTGCCGACTTAGACTATCAGTACGAGCAGTACGAGATGCAACACTTCTTAATAGATAGGAGTGATTCAATGATGGGTGATGATGTGCGTATCGCATCGTATCCAAAGGTTACAACACATAGAGGACATAGAATACATGTTGAGCCATGGGTTGAGACGTACGATAAGTTTATTAATGAATTATTTAAATAGATTATTATGCCTAATTGGTTTAATCTCACGATAGAAGTGAACGGAAGTAAAGAAGATATAAAAGAGTTTGTAGACAACGTGCAAGGTTCTGAAAAACACGATACAGAAGAACTTGAGTTTGACTTCAATCATTTTATACCACAACCGGACAATCTTTTTCAAGGAAGTGTAGGTCGTGACAAGAAAGAAGAACTTGATAATCTAGGCATACCAAATTGGTATGATTGGAATAGAGAGAATTGGGGTACTAAGTGGAACGCGAGTTGTCACTCTAGAGACATCTATTACTCTGTAGAGGGTGATTATGATATTTCGGGAGTAAGGTATGGCTTGGCTACTGCTTGGGTTGACCCTAGGCCTATCTTACATAAGATGATAGAAATGTATCCGAACCTAATCTTTAAGATAGAGGGTGAAGAAGAGTCTATAGAATACGGAATCTATATGTCAACAGAGGATAACTTATTCTTAGAGGAGGAACCGAAGATGATTGACGATGAAAACAGAAGGGAAGTGTATTGGGATTCCGAGAAGAGTCTGTACATGTATACAGACAAGAAGGAAGAGGTTCATGACCAGGACGATTTTTATCCTACACCTACATATAGTTGGAGTTAATACTTAAATAAAGATGGATATAAAAAACGTAAGAGACCTAGTTGCAGACTTAGGATGGGACTACGATAGAATGAGTACAAGTGGACAAGAGGTCTACGAAAAATTGTGTAATCTTTTAGAAATAGAATAGAATGGCTAATTATGTAGTGGAGATTGACCCACGTGAAAAATCAATCAAGAAAGTTCTTTACAACACCGAGTCTGTTGAATTGAACGACATGTATGCATCGCTTGAATGCGATATGATAGAGCGTGTTGCTCTTAACTCAGACCTAGACCTATGGATAGACGAGGAAGGCCAATTAAACAACGCCTCAGAGAGGATAGGGCTATTTAACATAGGGGAGTGGCAGTTCATTGGTAAGGGATTGATATGTGCCTTTACAGATGAGGGTGATACAATACCTTTTGATAAGGAGACTGCTGATTATGTAATTGATAACCTAATGATAAAATTCTAATGAAAATAGACGACTTTATGACCCAAGCATCAGACTATAATTCTGATTCAGACACAATCACAGGGTTCTTTAACCTTGATGAAGAGAAGATGACCGCGAATGCTATATCTGTATTTGAAACCGCTAGTAAGGCAGATATGAAGAGCGATATTTTATTAGCAATTGATGCAATCACAGACAACAAGATTGAGGCTATAGTACTCTGTTTTGTGGTTACTGAAAAGATGATGAACTTATCACATAACGATGAGTCTGAGGATGTAGATATAACCGCTACTAAGATTGCTATGGCGCTATCAATATGTCACAAGAAGGATTTGATTGATGATGATACTGCTGAGAGCATAATGAATGTATTCGCTAAAGTGTTTTCTAGTATGTAAAAGTAAGGAGGGGAGGTTTTAACGCCTCCCCAGTCTTACCAAGATAGAGATGGAAAGTAAAAGAGAAAGGGGAGAGTGCCTCTTCTACGATTCAAATGTATGGCAACTAATTGGAAGGCGCATTACGAATCTGTCTTGAGTTATTGACATTGTTATCAACTAATATTAACCAATCACAATCACACCTTTTCCCCCAATGATTATATATATATATATTCTAACCCCCTAAACCTTTATATATAATATATTAATACAGACAGCTTCAATTTATATTTCTTGATGTTTGTTTGGTAATACAGATTTAGCTTTCTATATTTGTTCAACTTAAATTCAATAGTGATGGAGAAAATTAATAAAGCACTAATAAAAGTGCAGTCAGAATTAAAAGCACCGAAAGGTCAGTTCAATGCATTTGGTAAATATGCTTATCGCAGTGCCGAGGATATTCTTGAGGCAGTAAAGCCTCTTCTATCAAAGCATGGTTTATCAATGACGATTAGAGATGAGGTTCACGAGTTATGTGGGATACCTTACATTGAATCTCATGTATCGGTAATGGATGGTACAGATTTAATATCAGTGACTGCCCAAGCGGGTATTGACCCGAACAGAAAAGGTATGGATATCGCTCAGTGTTTTGGAGCATCATCATCGTATGCTAGAAAGTATGCGCTCAATGGCATGTTTTTAATTGACGACACCAAGGATGCTGATTCTACAAATAGCCATGGTGCTAACAACAACTACAAGAAGTCTACACCTACTAGCGCATCAGACACTTTTCAGAAAGCAGTAGATTACATTAAAAATGCTAAGTCTACATCCGCTAAGGGTATTGCTTACAAGCAAGTCATAACCAAGTATGGTGGTGGCTTTTCAGAAAAGCAGAAAGAGGCATTAGGTAAATTCGTTAAGTAATGGAGTTCGCTTCTAAACTTATGGAGAGAACCGGTAAGGGCTATGTCTCTTACTCGGCTCTTAAGTATGCCGCTGATGGCTCAAGACAACAAGACATGAAGTTATTTGAATTGTATGTTCGTGGACTTCTTAGAAAAGAGTCTGATGCATTTACATTCGGTGGCTTGTATGACACACTTCTTCTAGAACCGGAGACGTTGATGGATAAGTATTATGTTATTTACGATGAGAAAAAAATAACAGAGTTATCAGACCGATATAAAAACCCTAGAGCATGTAAGGATTATAAAGATTGGTTAGCATCTGAATCAGAACTAGGCCTTAGTCAAGGGAAGACTATCGTCAACGAAGACATGATGAACCAAGCTGAGAAAATGATAGTTCGTTTAGATGAGTCTGAAGTTCTAGACATGCAGTCAGGTGAAGTCAGGATGGTTAGAGAATATCTAAAAGGACAGACTCAATATGAGATTAATGATTGGATTGGAGATGTTCCGGTTAGAGGATTCCTTGATGTAATGGGTGATGGTTTTGTTTCAGATTCAAAAACATCTAGAGACCTACATGGTTTCAAGTGGGATGTTGATAAATTCTGTTACGATATTCAAGCATATATATACTGCGAGGTAATGCAGACAGATGATTTCTATTGGGTGGTTCAAGGTAAGTCTGTTCCTTACACTTGTGGTGTATACAAGGCATCTGAATTAACACTAAAGAGAGGCGAGGCTAAGTTTTGGTCTGCTATTAATAACATAAGAACATGGCTAGACCAACCGGAAAAAGATACTAGCACGTTTGCAATTTACGGAACGATATGAACCGAGATAAGAAAGAGATTATCACACTTGGACTTATTCAATCTATACAAGACGAGTATGGAGTGGATTTGATAAAAGGAAAAACAGATAGATACTTATCAGACTTTAGAAAAATGTATTGCGTATACGTTTATAGAAACACACGCATGACACTTGGGGATATATCAAAAGCCCTACAGAAGTCTATAGGCAACATATCTTATTACATAAGTATGCACGATAAGCAAATGAAAGGAAGCGTAGGTTATGCTGACAACTACGAAGAATTTCAAGATAGGATGAAAAACAAGTCAGCAACAATTTAATTTTAAAGATTATGTCACAGACAAATCAGAATCAAAGCACTTTTGTGGGTTATGTAAACACCCCACAAACAACTATCAACTTCAGTTTTACTGAGCAAGAACTAGACGATCTTCGTAAGTTCTTAGTAGCTAATTCTAGAGATGCTAGTAAGCCATCTCGTGTTTACTGCACGTTAAAGAGTGGTGTAAATAAAGCCGGTAAGAACTACACGTTTATCAGTCTGTACGACAAATCCGCAGGGGACAACGGACAGACTTACAAGAAGACCGCCGCTCCATCGCCGGTAACTCCTGGTGACGACTTGCCGTTTTAAATGATTAAGCTACTTGTAGCTGAGTTAAAACTAAATATGGGGTTGGATATCGTTGATGTTCAGCCCCATTTTGTATCAGCTAAAAACAAGAATGGAAAATTCACCTTTAGATTAATAGATACAGAGTACTACAAAGATGGAGATAAGTACTATGTAGATGTTGACAAAGATGAAGAGTGGCACAAAACAGACTTCACAATCATCTTTTTTAGAAACAAGGCAAACAATAATGTAGCCTTATTTAGTACAGAAGATTTAGGGTCTGGAAAGCTAGAACTATCTATTGTTTCGGCAAAAATTAAATTAAAATGGGAATGGGAAACAAAAGAGATATATACTACTTAGAGATATGTATATCATATAAGAAGGGGAAGACTTATACAAAGCTAGATACATGGGCAGTTTCAAAATTCACCACCGCTCATGACATAATGAAGAACGACTCTAAAACTATGGGCAGACTAAACGACTTGGTTTACGGACATAAGTATAAGTCTGTCAGGCAGTTAGTGATAACTAAAATATTTTCTATTAAAAAGGTTGGAGAATCACTAGTGTAAAGTATATTAGTAATGACTCTTTTATCAACTAAATAAAACCAACATGGCCTATCACGACAACAAAGAACACAAGAAAACTATAGATTGTGTATTAGAGCAAAATGCTAGATTGTATCAGAACTTAGGGGCTGACTCTTCAAAGGCTGATTACAGAGAGGCCAAGGTTAAAGAAAGACAGATGCTTAGAAGAATCATAAGCATTGATAAGGAGAAAATAAGCAGACTTATAAATGAATCAGATGCTTAGTCCAATACTAAAGGCTAAGGAGTTTGCAATAAGGTATAAAACCTACGCTATGATTCAAGCCAAACAATGTATGTTTTTTAGTGTAGGCCGTAAGAGAGAGTATTGGGAAGACGTTGTTTTAAATTTGAATAAAATAAAATAAAGATGGATACAGACAAGGAGGGAATGAAGAGGTTTACAGATGTTTTGAAGTTGATAGTTATACTTCAATCAGCGCTAGAGCAGATGGACAATATAAAGACCATACCGAATCTATACAGACAAGACGTGAAGAACTCTATAAACACATTAGAGAAAAAGCTAGAAGCGTGGTTAAAACCACTACTTGAAGGCGCTATACCTAAGTCTGAGGAGAAGATATTCATGCAGATTCAAAGAGGTGTTGATTCTATATTAGATAAAACAATAATAGAAATCCACAACATCACAGACTGATGACTAAGGCTAAACAAAGAAGAATAGACAGAATGGTTTCATTAAGTATGGTTAAGGCGTTTTTAGAGGTTCAAATGTCAATGCATCTATGGGGTAACTCAAGGCAGAGAAGAGATGTTATATACAGGCATTGTTTCCTTCACATTATAAAAAGAAATACATCTTTATCATTAACTTCTATAGGTGGACTATTAGGCAGAGACCATGCAACCGTACTACATGCTTGTAAAAATCACGAAGGCAATTACAAATATGATCCAGATTATATAATTGTTTACGACAAGATGCTAGATGATGCTAGAAAATACTTCCTTGAAAACGGATTGGTTCCTAAAGATTTATATATATCTGAGGACGTGAAGTTAACTCACTTTAGATTTCTAGACGTATCAAAAAAGTTAAGAGATGTTATTTCAGACTATTCTGATTACAAAAAAAGTGTAAAGGAAAAAGAAAAAGAATTCAAAGCTTTTAAAGTGTACTCCACAACACTTAGAGACAGAATACACACGCTAGAAGCTGAACTTAAACGAGTAAAAAACTTAATATGAAAAAGCTATTTAAAGTTGTGTTTAGGGGTGTCACCTACGGCACTTACAAAACCATAGACAAAGCTAGAAAACTACGTTCACTGCTAAGAGGTAAGATGGGGACTGATGATATAATAATAAGCGTTACCGATGAGGACTGATAATCTAAACATAGAGGAAAACCATGTGTACTTGGTTCGTATAGCTATGGCTAGATTTAGGAAAGATGAACAAGCGGCAATGGCGCTAGGTATATCAAAGCGCACACTCTATAGATACAAGAGACTGATTGCATCAAGGAAAGCTAAAGAGAGGGGCAGTTAACTATAAATTAATCCCTTGTAGGGAAACGCTTTAGGTTGAATACAAGCTGACCCCTCTTTTTAACCTTTAACACCAAGATAGATGAAAGAAAATATTTTAATTTGCTTATTGGTACTGGCTTGGAACGGATTTTTAGTTTATAAAATGAGAAAAGACAAGGGATAAAGAAAACATTAACACTAATATTTAAAAAAGAAAAAAGATGGGAAATTTTAACAAAGTAGAATTAAGAAATCAGAACAGGTCTGGAAGACATAATAGCAGTCTCAACCAAAAATTAAGGCTAGAGCCGTTCAGGCTGACAGACAATGTAATGGTGTTGGGGAGATACAAGGGAAGAAAAATTACTGAAGTTCCCACAAGCTATTTAAGATGGATGATGAAATCCATGGACATGTGTAAGACAAGGGCATCAGTAGTTAAAAACACTTTAATAAAAGCCCTTTAAGATGTTAGTGTTAATAATAGTAAGTGTTATGTGTGTATACATAATTAGAAGAGAAGCTCAAAGACTGAAGGAAGTCAATGAAAAAATCAAAAGACATGACGATTTATGACAAATGAAGCGTGGTCAGACTACATGAAAAACTTAAGCAAATCCTCTAATGCTGTATGGAGAGTTGCTATGTATATTCATAGTCTGCAACATAAGGTAACAATCCCAGCTTTGCATAT